GGCAAATGGTTCAGTAGAACTAATAAAAGGTATAACATCTACTGACGAGGTTGCTACATTCAAAAGTTATAATTATATTGATGCTCCATATCAATATTATAATGAGTTAGACCCTGACAAAAAGGCTGTATCATATAGCAACGCGTTTGAAGACAGTCCACAGGGTAGAGCGGGTACTGTAGAAGATGCGAATATTGCCTTTATTACGAATAGACAACATGAAATTGAACTGAATGAAGAAAGAAGTAGAATACGATATATAGATCCTGAGTATATACAAGACTTCGTACGAAATTATGAGAATCTAATCAATGAGTAATCGAAAAATATCGCAAACAGAAAATAATTTATTTGCTGGCTCATACGAAATACTTGCTCTGAGTCTATATCCTAATCAAAAAGATAGTAAACCAATCGATATAAGGGGTATTACAGAGAAAATTACTGTAAAGGAATCGTTATATAGTGCGAGTATAGGGGTAGAAATACGAATAACAGATGGTATTAATCTACTCGATAATATAAAATTGATGGGGAATGAAAAAATTTTTTTAACCATCATTCAAAACAGTCCGGCTGAGACACGAGAAAAAAAATTTATAGCTCAACTCTATGTATCGAGTGTAACAGGATTTGCACGCCCAAAACCGGGTCTGGATGCATACTCTCTTATCTGTGTGTCGAAACATGTATATCTTAATCAGTTCACAATAATGGATACACAGTTTAGTAATTCTGTAAATGAGAACATAAAGAACATATGTAAGCAACAGCTGGAAATAGACGATAAGAATATAGACTTCTCAGACACTGGATTCGGCACAGTGAACGGTGTATATCCATCTCTCAAACCAATAGAGGCTATCACATTTCAGCTCAGAGCAGCGGATAGATATGTATATTTCTATGAGACATGCCAAGGATTGAGACTTAAATCGCACTCAGAACTCGTGAGGCTCAGCCCTATACGACCCTATACAACCTCTCCATACTACCAACAAGAGAGTGGAACGAAAGAGAATGTCGAGGAACAAGCTCAGAAAGTTCTAAGTTTTTCTTCCCAGTTAGATGTTAGTAAACTCAAAGCGTCCTCTAAGGGCGTCTATTCCTCTCGTTTATTCTATATAGATATATCTAATAAGGTAGTAGACAAACACGAATACAGAGGCTTTGATAAAGATCTAGTGAACAAATTTGGAAGTCTCTCAGAAAACATAGAAGATTTCAAATTCGATAAAGAACCAATGTCGCGCGAATATCATGCATCTATTAATAGTTTAGCATATAATAATAAACAGAACTACCATCAGAATTATGAGAACATAGCAGAGCGCGAATCATATAAGAACGATTTAGATTCTACTACTGTAGGGATAACTGTATATGGTAACCTAGATCAAGAGGTAGGCCATAGAATTGGTTTACTCGTTCCGCCAACAGGACTCAATGAACCTGAGAAGGACCTAGACGATTACTTCACTGGCGCTTATCTCATTACAGATATAGTACATGTATTCGGACAAGATTATACTCAACAGTTAACAATTAAAAAAGATTCTTTCCTTCGAGACCCCGATGTGAATAGAGTTATAGTGAAAGGAGGCGATAATGAAGGGACAACCGTTTAGTTGGTTTATTGGTAAGGTAGTAGATGTAAAGGATCCAGAGGGACTCAATAGGGTCAAGGTGCTACCCTATAGTTATTATAACGAAAATATACAGCCTGAGTTTCTACCATGGTCTACAGTGCTCATGCCTAATACTCTAGCGTCCTTAGAAGGCGTTGGGGGTAACCACCAGCTAATGGTTAATTCATGGGTCGTTGGCTTCTTCAGGGACGCCCCTGCTTGTCAGGATGCCATTATAATAGGATCTCTCGCCAGTAAAAAAACTGTAGGAGATAATGTAATAAAAGATCTACCAGAAGGTGCTGATGTTAATAATAAGGTATACACTACAGAGGGAGGCCATACACTACATATTAATAACGAAGATGGTAAAGAGTCTATTAATATAAAACACTCCACAGGGTCTTATATCACGATGCATCCGGGCGGTGAGATTGAGATCAAATCTAAACCAGGGACTCCTATATCTCTCAATGGTACTAAGGAGTACGGAGTTTAAAATATGCGTTTAAATATTAGTTCAAGCTTCTGATATATAATGGCCACGTTTAATATCCCTTGCTCATCTGTCATTCTTCCAACTCCGGCAGAATTAACGAACATCTTTATACAGATGTCTAACTCTCCAATAGACGAAATAAGAGATGCACTAGATGATATCGATAAACTCCTTGGTAACTTTCCAATATCGATTCCGCATCCTGTATTTGATGAACTAGATATACCAGAGATTGAATGGGAGATGCGTGTTAATGCGATGGTAAAAGAGTATCATCTATATGTTGGTACAAAAATTGCCGAGCTCATTGATAAAGTAATACCCTTACCCTCTGGTTGGTTTGTTATAACAGTAGCAGGTATACAAGTAGACGTTTTAAAAATGTGGAGCGATCCTTCCTATATGGTTTCTCTAAAAAAAATTACCTGCGAAAATTTAGACACCATATACGCTTTGGTACCAGAACAATATAAATCCATGAATGGTAAATATGGATTCGATAATAAAGAATTACAATGTGATGTAGCCTTTTCGTATATAATGAGTCAATTACAAGGCGGTCTCTTGGGATTCATTAAGATGGGTATCTCTGGCGCTATCGAAGAGTTTAAAGATATATGGAATGAAATAGGCGGTAGCTCGTTTAGCGATACCTTTGTGGATCCAACTTCTCTTATACAGAATATAATAGACGATGAAACAAAGAGTATCAAAGAAAAGCTCGAACTATTAAAAGGTATATCCATAGGCGATTTCTCTCTATTAGATTTCCTTGGCGGTGAGTTTGATACAAGTATTGATATTGCAGAACGCGATATGCGAAGGTTATTGGATAAATTACAAGATGCTATACAGGAGTTTCCTACATATCTCTATAAACAATATATGGAAGGTATCGCAGATTTCCTCGATGCAATTGGCCTTGGCGCGATATTAGATTTTATCGTATTCGATTTCTGCGACTTCCTGGAGCTCATCGGAATGCCAAAACAAATTACGCTGGAGTCTGTTTTAGAAATTGCGCCGCTAACTAATTCGTCCGTTGCGTCTTTACCAACCATATCAAATATAACAGTAGACCGTAGCGGTTCGTTAAAATATATCGCAACACAGGGGCAAACAACATTCAGTGGTCCAGATATCCATGGCAATAGCGGTTTAAATAATAGTCCACGCTTTGTATTCATAAATGGTACAAAAAAAATCCCTGGAGTAATTCCGAGTTCTGAAGTGCTTTATCAGGACAATAGTATTATTATATCTGCGGGAACAAACGAAGGAGATACAATTTTTATATTAGATTAAAACTCGAGTATAAACATTATAAATAACTATATGGCAAACCTATCAGATAAACAAGTAAACGATAATTATAGAAAGGCGAAAGTCGATTCGCGAAAAAGGCAATGGACTGATTTAGATTTATCTTTAACTATCCATCCAATCCGTAAAGATATAATACCACTACGTGATGATGTGGCAGTAAGGAATGCTATTAAAAATTTATTAGTCTCTAACTTTTATGAGCGACCATTTGCAGTAACGAAAGGTGCTAACCTTCGTTCGTTATTGTTTGAGCCCGCTGACCATATAACAAAAGGGATAATGAGAGACAATATACGAAGAGTCATTCAGGTATATGAACCAAGAGCTCAGGTATTAGGAGTGTCTGTATTAGATATGCCAAACAAAAACTCGTATAAAATAATAGTTAAGTTTCGTATAAAGGAGAATGATATAGAACAGAATGTAGATATCGTACTCAGAAGATTAAGGTAAAATTATGGCAACCAATTTAAAAGTAACAGAATTAGATTTCGATGATATTAAAAATAATTTAAAGAACTTTCTCAAACGTCAAAACGAATTTAGTAGTTATGACTTTGAAGGTTCTGGTCTCAATATATTATTAGATGTCTTAGCATATAATACTCACTACAATGCGCTGAACGCTCATTACAGTTTAAACGAATCTTTTTTAGATTCAGCTCAGATCAGAGGTAATGTTGTTACCCGTGCTAAACTACTAGGGTATATACCTCGTTCAGATTTATCGCCAAGGGCAACAGTTGATATTACAGTAGACTTAACGGATTCAGCATATGATAATGTTAACTTTTTAAATCCTTTATCATTAACTAGAGGTACTAAGTTAAGAACAGTATTACCTGATGGTGAAGAATACAAATATCTCGTACTCAACAATAGTACAGTCAATAGTATAGGTCGTAAATATATTTTCAATAGTGTTACTTTAGTAGAAGGTGAGTTAAGAGAACTCAAGTATCGAGTTGATAACGATATTGAGAACCAGAAGTTCCAACTATCTGATGTGAATGCAGATACTTCTACATTGAGAGTCAGAGTACAAAGTAATGAGAACTCAAATAGTTTTGACATCTATACTCAATTTGAATCATTAGATAACGTTGATTCTAATTCAAAAGTATATTACTTACAGGAGAATCCATCAGGATTCTATGAGATATACTTTGGTGATGGTGTTACTGGACGTAAGCCAACTAATAACGAAATTGTAACTATTGATTATATTATAACAAGTGCTGAAGAAAGTAATGGTGCATCCACATTCTCAATGGTTGATTCTGTAGCTGGTTATACTGCAGATACTCCAGTTACAGTATCGGCTTCATCTGGTGGAGTTGAAAAAGAAACAACAGAGAGTATTCGATTCAACGCTCCGCTAACGTTTATTACTCAGAACAGAGCTGTGACTGCAGAAGACTATGCATCTATTATTAAAAAGAACTTTTCTAATGTGGATAGTATATCTACATGGGGCGGTGAAGATAATGATCCACCAGATTATGGTAAAGTATACATATCAGTTAAACCATTACTTGCTACTAATTTAACAGAAGCTGAAAAGACTACAATCAAACAAAGTATATTAAAAGGTAAGAACATTGTTTCTATTACACCAGAGATTGTGGATCCTGAGTTTACAAATTTAGAGTTAGATGTATTCTTTAAATATAATCCTAACCTTACAGATAGGACTGCTGTTGATTTACAATCTGTTGTGAGAGATACTATTACAGATTATAATTTTGATAACTTAAATAAATTTGATGGTGTATTTAGATACTCACAATTAACAAAAGCTATTGATAATGCTGACCCATCAATTATTAACTCAACATTACGTCCAAGAATGTTTCAATCATTTACACCAACAGCAAATACAAATAATTCAAAGACATTGAGTTTTGCTGCGCCGTTTTATTTATCAGGAGAGTCAACTAAAATGATTTTAACAACTTCCGCTGTATTAGTTGGAGGTGTTAACCATTTCTTTGGTGATAAACCTATATCAGGTCAAACCAAAAGACAAGTGTTCTTATATAAAATAGTTGATGGTGAGAATATTACAGTAGTATCAAACGCTGGTGAAATAGATACAGAGAAAGGAACAGTTACTTTAAATAACTTTACGCCTGATGATAATACAGCTATTACAGTTACTTTAGTTCCAAATAGTTTAGATATAGCACCTAAGCGTAATCAATTATTATCAATTGTAAATAATAAAGTAGTTATTACTCCACAGGTTGATACTATTGCAGTCGGTGGTGCATCAGGTTCTATTGATTATACAACAACATCGAGAATTAAATAATGCCATATAAAAATACATATTCTCCAGGCGTTTTAGAAAATCAAACTTCTACGCTTGAAGGTACTAAAGAAGATATACGTCTTGACCAATTATTACCAGAGAATATAATAAATGATAACGATAAGCTAAAGAAATTTTTAGAAGCTTATTATACATTTATGAATATGGACGAATTCATATTCACAGAAAACGAATCATTTTCAGATAGAGTTACAGATGGTACATTACGTTTTAGAGTATCAGATCCTAAGAATGAAAATAATAAATTCTTTAATGATCCTACTGGTGCTGATAGTACACTTACTGTATTAAATAACATTACTGGTAATATAGATACTATTCCATTATCTCAATTAAATGTAGAGATAACAAATGGTAATGAATTACCAGGTTCATTATCGGGTACAGCAAACGTTTGGGGACCAGATAATAATACAAACCAAGTAGGTAAAACATTCGCTGTTTTAAATAGACCAGTGAATGGTATATCGCTTTCCGATACAGGTGACCACGATAACGATGCTGGGACAGCTGAAGTTTCAAAGTATGAAGGTCAGATTGCTACATTAGTAA